TAATAGTTTTTTCAATTTAGTTTTCATTATTTAGGTTTATTTTAGTTAATATTTGTTCAATAAAATCAATTAGCTTTTCTGGTGTATATTCACGTTGATATTGCGTACATCTAGTTGTCCCTTTTACGTTGCCACAAATTGAGCGCGTTTTGCCTTTTTCGCATAAATGCACGCTATTATCTTTGGGTGGTAATTGTGGCAATTGGCTTTTGTCTATGCCATAAATAAAGAGCTTTGTCATTTTATGAGCAACGTGACCAAAATCGTACTGATCAATCTCAATAATGAAGCCCTTATTAGTAGGAACGTGATTAAATAGTTTTGAGCCACTTGGATGCTCCAAGATGCCACCTTTTTTGAGAATCATATTGATTGACCAAGTGCCAAGATCTTTTTCACCTTTCCTAACATTAGTTGCCATATGGGAAAGTCTTCCCCAAGATCTGCAAGGTGGATGGCAAACAATTGGCATATCTTTATCATAAGAAGTAGCATCACGCGAAATGTCGTAAACATCCCAAGCAATGCGCTTTTTATAAGCTGAATCAGCTCTGCAGAATAATGAAGCGTATTTTTTCATTATTTTATTTCCTTAATTTCAATGGTTCTTTCGTCTCTGTACTTTGATCCAACCCATTCGTCAAAATCTTTTTCGTATTGAGCCAAAGCGTCCTTTTTATCTTTAGCATCATACCAATCTGCATATGTGCTATCGTGGCATATAGTGATTATTTTGAATTCTTTCATATGTTTTTCGTTTTGATTGAGCATAATTGCCCTTTTCAACTCAATTTATTAATACCTTATTGGCATAAGGCAAGTATAAATTTTGAACTGATTTTATTCCCATAATATGGGAAGTAATAAAGCTCTTATGAATGTATTACAAAAAACGCAAAAAAATCTTCTTTTGATACAAAAGCGCGCGAACTTTGCTTTTAATACTCCAAGACTTGACTTTGACTAATCAAAGTACAGACTTTGACGCATCAAATACCTTGACATCAAGATACCCGGTACTGTACAAATGTATACTACTGTACATATGTGCACTGGGGGGAGGCCATCGCGCGACAGCGCTGTAGTCAGATGTAGTTATATATATATTAGCCCTTAAAAAAATATGGGACTCAAAGAAGATAAGGACGAACTAAACGAACGCATTTACTCAGCCATACGTGAGCGGGCTGCTGATGCGGAGCTGCGCAAAGTCAAGAGCCTATCTAGATATGACCCAGATAAGGTCGCCAAGATTCTGTACCTGTACTCAATGGGCAAGAGCCAGACGCAGATAGTTAAGAAGTACGATATTAATCGGTATATGGTCATCAAGGTTATGGTGGAGTACGCTGACCACCTTGGCAATCTCAGGGAGCTAGCCGGCAAGATGGCTGCATCCAATTACGTGAACCTAGCGTCCTTGGAGGAGGATCTCGTGGAGAAGGTACGCGAGCGTATGCAGGATGATCCGGAGATGAAGGTATCCTTCAGGGACATCAAAGAGGTCAGTATAGCCAAGAGTAACGCCTTCAGAGAAACAATGACAACTCGGGGCGAGGCTACGCAGATTACTGAGGACAGGAAGGTATACACCCAGGAGGATTACGAGGCAACCATTAAGGCAGCTAAGGATAGAATCAAGGAAGCCAAAAGGATTGATGCGGAGGTTGAGGATGTCTAGGTCAGTTCTGGATAATAGTTACGAACCCATCTATGACCAAATTCGGGGCATACTTGGCGAGCACTTTGATCATTTCTGTTTTATTGTTATGAACGAGAAGGGCGAGGTATACTTTGATTACGATCACCTGCCAAGTGGTAGGATGCTGATTAATGAAATGCACCAAGAAGTAAAGACGGACTCCCCGGATATGGATTGGGACTTCGATGAAGGAGATGACGATGGAACTTCAATTCAGTAAGCACCCAATTCTTCAAGCACCCTCGGACGAGGAGATCGTAGCCCTTGGCGAGATTGATCCTAAGTTATTACAGGATCTGCACGAAGCTCACGAGGGCAGGATACGCGCCTCGGAGAATGATCCAGTCCGTTATGGCTTTGACCTACCTGGATGGGAAAGGATGCGTTCTGGTATTGATAAGTACAATGAGTGCTTAGTCCTTGGTGGTAATAGAAGTGGTAAGACAACTGGTTGCGCCAAGATGGTAATGCAAGCAGTAATGAATAACGAGGATGGTCATATTGTATGCTTCAGCCAGAACGCTGATACCTCAGTAAAAATACAGCAATCCGCGATATGGGAGATGATGCCCAAGGAGTTCAGAAGGAAGACCAAGAGTACTGAGGGATACATTAACTTCAGTATGCAGAATGGCTTCACTGGAAGTTCTTTCATCTTTCCTGACACAAGGACAAGGGTGGACTTCAAGACCTATACGCAGTTCAGTAATAACCAGACTATTTTGGAGGGCTTCGAGTTCGGCTTCAAGAAGACCAATGGATTGAACATTGGCGCTTGGTTGGATGAGTACCTCGGTGATGCTGCCCTTGTAAATACACTACGATTTCGATTAGCTACCAGGAACTCAAAGCTAGTAATAGGATTCACGCCCATTGATGGATTCACACCATTCATCTCTGAGTACCTGAAGGGCGCAGAAACCTTGGAGACCAAGGACGCGGAGCTTCTTGGCGGTAAGGCATTACCTATTGTTCAGTACAGTACTAACAGGGACGCTGCAGTAATTTACCTGCACTCGGATGAGAATCCGTTTGGGGGATATGATAGAATACAAAAGGATCTAAGGGGTAGGCCAGAAGAAGAAATACTTGTTCGTGCCTACGGAGTCCCAGTAAAATCAATGGCATCCCTTCTGCCCTTGTTCAACACAGAAGTAAATGTATTATCCTCTTTACCCAACAAATACGGAAGAGAATTTCCGGATATTACCGATCAGTCCAGATACAGTTGTTATCAAGTGGTTGATCCAGCCGGAGCTAGGAACTATGTTGCTATCTGGGCAGGAGTTAATAAAGAAGGTGAAGTCTATATCAGGAGAGAGTGGCCTGACCGTGATACATATGGAGAGTGGGCAATTTTTGGGGATCCAAAATGGAGATTTGGCTCAGCTGCAAAGAAAGTCGGTCACAACGTAGAGAGTTACGCGGAGTTATTCCGCGAGATTGAGGGTGACCTAGGGGTACAAGTAATCGAGAGGATTGGGGACTCCAGGTATTTCTCAAGGGAGAATGAGAACAATGATGATCTCTTCACAGCCTTCTATGATTACGGTATGCACTTCGTGCCAAGTGACGGCAGAATGGAGGAGATAGGCATAGCTGCTCTGGACGAGTGGTTCAGTTATAATCCCAATAAGGGCATTGATGACGCAAACAAGCCAAGGTGCTACATACATAAGGACTGCGGTAACCTGATTGATTCCCTTATTAATTATAATTCCAAAGGAAAAAGTGATGAACCCCTAAAGGATTTCTTTGACGTTCTGAGGTACTTGCGAATGGCAAATGCCGGAGAAGGTCCTGATCATTTGGATAAACGTGATTTACTAACAACATCAAGCAACAAGGGAGGGTACTAATGCCTAAAAGAAGATTAACAGAACTAGCCAAGGAGTACAACGTACCCTTTGAGGAATTATTGGAAACGGTTTACCACAAGATGGAAGAAGGTATGGTAACTGGCAAGGGGAAGAACCTCTGGATAAACGAGGAGGGTCAAAGCATATTGGACGATATTGTTCCAATGCCTATCCTTTATAGAGGAAGGGTTATTTTTCAGCCCCCGAATCCTAACTTCGTTACTGTATTTATTAATGAAATCAGTAAGAAGGTTCACGTAAAAGTTCCCTTGAGGATGAAGGGTAAATTATTGAATAAAGTTATTTACATTGAGGGAGATAACAGCGGACCGGAGACTAGATACAAATGGGTAAAAGCACCGGATCGTGTTTGATCCATATGATATTATAGGGTACTAATATGCAAAGCGATAATATTTCCGAGGCACTTACGTATCTTGATAAGGAGCCAAGTATAAAGACGCTTCGATACGCTTATGAACAAACCGTAAATGAGCTTGAATCGTACTTTGATCTGTGCCGTAATTCTTACGATGACCGCAGAAATTACTGGCCAGGCAAGAGTCGTGATCACCGCAAGCACGGTTCTGATGCGTTCCCTTGGGAGGGTGCATCCGACATTGAGGCTCATACGATTGATGAGAGAATTACTCGTCTAGTATCCTTGTTCATATCATCCTTGAATCGTGCGAACGTAAGGGCATTCCCTGTGGAATCCAATGACGCTGCTCGTGCGAAGATAGTATCCAGTTTCTTGAAGTGGATGGTCAGTTCGGGCTACATAGCTAGATTCAAGAAGGAGATGGAACTAGGTGCTAATTATCTTTTAGAAAGAGGTATCCTCATAACCTATATTGGTTGGCACAGAGAGGATCGCAAGTTCCTTCAGAGTCTGGACTTAGAACAAATCGCTGAAGTAAATCCAGAGATTGCTGAGTTAGTAAGTACAGGCGAGAATGATGAAGAACTAACAGCCCTGATGGAAGTAAGTTTTAACGGAGTAACAAAGAAAAGAGCCAAGCGCGTTCTGAAGCAATTACGCAAGACTGGCGCCGCAGAACTCCCTATAGTACGTAGACAGATAGATGCCCCGGAAGTAAAAACATTGGCACCGGATGGTGATTTTTTCTTCCCCCCATATGTTACTGATCCCCAAAGAGCACCTTACTGCTTCTGGAAGAGTTATTATACTCCACAGGAACTGGAGAATAAAGTAATGACTGACGGCTGGGACGAGGACTTCGTGGAGTACGTTATTGATAAGTTCAGGGGCGTAAATGTGGATTCAATCGAAAGGGAGCAAGAGGGACGTAGAAGCATCAGCCTTACGGACAATGCTTACGAGGCTAATGAACTGATTGAACTCGTTCATAGTTACCAACGCTTGATTGATAAAGAGGATGGCTCAGAAGGTATTTATTGCACAGTATTTCACAAGGAATTCGATGGAACAGAGGGCGTACCTGGTTACGCTAAGTTCGAGCTACTGAATGGTTACGAGGATTATCCTGTAGTCGTAAGTAAATTATCAGAGGACAGCAAGCGCCTGTACGATACTCAGACTATCCCAGATATCCTCAGAGGTATCCAGAATCAAGTAAAGATTGAAAGGGATTCAAGGATTGATCGTAACAGCATAGCTACACTTCCGCCTATATTGCACCCAGTTGGTCAAGCACCAACGGATTGGGGACCGGGCAGAATGATACCGTACCGCAGGAAGGGTGATCTGGACTTCGCGCCTACACCACCTGCACCCAATGGCTCAATCGAGATGGAGCGCACAATGGAAGCCCAAGCGGACAGGCTATGTGGATTGGATGAAACATCCGGCATTAGCCAAGTACGCAAGCAGTTCTTAGTTGATAAGTACCTGCAGCACAGTGCTGATGTAATCAAGATGTGTTACAAGTGCTTCCAGCGCTTTGGTCCGGACTCAGTATTCTTTAGAGTAACTGGCTCACCTGATCCAGTAGCCTTCAATAAGGGTGATCCAAATGAGAACTTTGATATCGTAATAAGTTACGATGTACTGAACTCTGATCCGGAGACACAGCAAAGTAAGTTACAGCAAATGGTTGCTCTTACTCAGCTTGACAGAAGCGGACGAATTAATATCAATAACCTGTTGGACATAGCTGCGTTCACAGTTGATCCAGTTCTAGCAGATAATATATTACAACCCATAGAAGCAGGACAAGAACAAGTCGTTCAGCAGGTTACTGATGATTTATCCAAGATATATGCGGGCATTGAGATGCCAGCTCGCCCGAATGGAGCGCAGATCGCTATGCAGGTTATTCAGCAATACGGCTCTCAGCCTGATGTTGCTGAGCGCTTGCAAGTCGATGAAGCCTTCCGAGCAAGGCTTGAGAAGTACGCTGGTCAGTACACCTTCCAAATGCAGCAAGCACAGAACGCTCAGATTGGTCGAGTCGGAACTGACCCAGCCCAAATGGGTAACATCCAGATGCAGGGCATTTAGTATGGACACAGCTAATATGACTCCTAGTCAGTTCGCAAAATACCGGGCTAAGGAGATTGAACGAGTAAACAAAAATAATCTAGTAAATGAAGTAGGTCGTACTATACAGAAATACTTCGGTACTGAGAACCCTTACGTAGCTACAGCTATGTTGGGTAACATAGAAGTAGAAACTGGCGGTAGCTTTGACTTCAAGCAGAAGCAATACAAGGGCGGTCCAGGAATAGGATTATTTCAATTCGATTTTCATAAGAAAAATTACAGGGATTACTTGAAGAGTAAAAAACTTAAAGATAGTATTGATTCACAGGTTCGGTACGTGCACGATAATATTTATGGGGATCAGCAAAAGTTTCTTGGTGAAGGCAATGCAAAAAAACTTAGAGCAGTATTCAAGACAGATGATCCAATAGCTATTTCTGATATGTTTGAAAAAAAATTCTTGCGACCTAACCCAGAAAAGGCGCATAGTGATAGAAGAAGGGAAGCAAGTAGAATGTATTCCTTAGCATTTATTCCAGCCAAGTAATGAGCCTACAAGAAGATTTAAAAGCATTAAGTAATCACGAGCACTTCGCTCGTTTTTTGCAAGTCATCAGTGACCTAAGAGAAGAAACCATTGAGGAACTTCATAACGCGGATTCAGATAAGATACAACAAATCAGCGGAAGGATCTTGACATACGATCAGATCCTGCAAATGTCAGATTGGAGAACGATAAGAAGGAGATTCACGGATCAACTTTAGTTCTTATGTAGTATAATTATTGTTTGTAAAGGGGTCAAGGCATTAGCCTTGGCCTCTTTTTTTTGGTATTGCTACTCATTGTATAATAAAAGCATCGCGTCCGCTCAGCGTTAAGGAGTGCAAAATTATGTCAGAAGAAATCATTACGGAAACCGTCCAATCCGAAACAGAGACGAAACAGTCAAATATGTCAGCAGCGGAGTTCACAGCCCGTCGCTTGGGGCAACTTACCGGAAGCCCCAAAGTTGAAGCAACTAAAGAAGAACAGGAAGAAACCACTGACGAGAGTACAGAGGAAGTAAGCCAAGAACCAGAGGTTGCTGAACAACCCTCGGAAGAGAAATCAGAAGAGGACGTTCTTTCACAATATAATCTTGATGAGATGTCCGAAGATGACCTCAAGGAGTTATCCGAGAAGTTAGGAAGCAGGGCCGTAGCACGGTTCGGTGAACTAACAGCCAAGCGCAAAGCCGCTGAGGAGCAACTCCAGAAGTTACAGGAAGAATTAAACAAGAAGAATCCGTTAGAGACTCAAACAGTAGCCAACAATCCATATGAATCCATTGATTCATTGGAGGGACTCCAAGAGAAGGCTAAAGAAGTAACAGAAGTAATTGAGTGGGCAGAGGATACATTGTTTAATTCGGATGGTTACGGTCCAGAAGATGTCGTTACAGAGGTGGAGGGCAAGGAGCTTACAAAAGCAGATGTCCGCAAAAGCCTACTGAATGCTCGCAAAGCAAGGGATCGATTCCTGCCAGCGCAACTTAAAGAAATACAAAAAGTTGCTGAGGCATCGCAGTTAAGAACTGCATTCGATACTCGCGCCAAGGAGGAACTATCCTGGTTGGATGGTGAAGATAACGACACAAGGAAGAAATACGAGGCAATGGTAGGCGACACTAGATTCCAGGATCTAATGACTAAAGCTGACCCGGACGTAGCTGCTCAGATGAATTACATCATAGCGCACGCTGCTAACAGCTTGTACGAACGTACACCTATAGCAGATAGTCCTACATCACCGAAGTTAAATCCTCCTAAAACAGGAATAACTTCCGCATCCCAATCAGAGAAACCAGTGAAAAAGTCAGCTAAGGCGCTTAAAGATCTTAGCCAACGTTTTAAGACATCAGGTAACAAGAATGATTTCATTACTCTCAGAACCTTACAACTTAAAAATCGTTAATTATTATATCCTATGTCATTCTCAGACACATTCGACCCCTCTGCACCTGCAGCGGTAACAGGTACTGGATCAGCGGTTTCTAACAGAGAAGATTTGACAGATGTTTTGTCCATTCTTGCTCCTGAAGAAACTCCAATCCTTTCCTCCGCTCAGAAAAGTGGGGCTTCATCAACATTTGTTGAGTGGAGCGTTGATAAGTTAGACACCCCAAGCACCTCTGGTGTTTCGGAAGGTGCTGACGTAACAGCCTTTACTGACAAATTCGCAAGCCGTGCTCGTCTCGGTAATTACGTACAAAAATTCCGCAGGGACTTTATGGTATCCGACCTCCAAGAGGCTGTTGATTCCGTTGGTCCAGCAAAGGTTGCTCAAGCTGAAGCTAAAGCAATCCGCGAACTAAAACGTGATATCGAAGCGACTATCTCAAGCAACAATGTTAAAGCTGCCGAAAACGGTGCAGGTACTCCTTATACCCTACAGGGTCTAGGCAAGTGGCTTGCTACTGGCGCAACTGGAGACATTGCTGTTGATACAGATATTCCTTCTGACTTCCGCACACCTGCTGGTAACAATCACACTGATGATAACTTCACAGAAACTAAGTTCAATGATCAAATTAGCTCAATCTTCCGCCAGACTGGTAATGTTGACAATCTTGTTCTCGTTGCTGACACTAACCTACGTCGCGACATCTCTGATTTCGCTCGTATTGGTGTAGGAAATGACGTTCGTGACTTCAACTTCAATGGTGAAGGAACAAGCATCAAGCTATCTGTTGAACTCTATCAATCCGATCACGGCATCGTATCCATCGTTAATGCTAACCCATCCGCCTTCTCAGCTGCAAGCATCGCTCGCACTACTACAGGTGATGCAGGTTATCTCATTAACCCTGAGTACGTTGGCATTCACGAACTTATCCCAATGGGAAGCACACGTTTACCAAATCTTGGTGGCGGTGAGCGCGGGTTCGTTGATTGCGCTCTAACACTTGGAGTCTATCACCCACAAGCTCACGGTAAGATCACCGATCTTGACTAATTAGAAGGTAAAATACTATGGCTAAATTAACTGTAAACGAAGCATCTGGTGATTTCACTCACGTTCTCGTGCTTACTGCTCAAGACATCATTGAGTCCGGCAACAGCCAAACCATCTGGGGATCAATCCCAGTAGGCGGAGCTGTTGACGTTGCTTGTGCTGTTGAATCAGTAGCAATTACTGGAGCAACTGACCTTACTCTTGAGGTTGGTACAGGCACTGACGATGATACGCTTATTGACAGCTTTGACGTTGATGGTACTGACGGAACACCGAAGTACAACACCGGCACAAGCTTTGTTCAAGCTTCAGGTAACACCACTATTGCTGGTGGGGCTGAACCAGTAGGCGAAGCAGCTGCAGCGCAAAACCTCATCTACAAAATTGGCGGAACTACTGCTAATACAACTGCAGGTGAGATTATTATCGCTGTTCGCGTGTTTGATCCACTACGCTTCTCACGAGGCTAAATAATTCTGGTTGGGGGAGCCAATGCTCCCCCTTCCTTTTATTATGAATATTATTACAAAATTACCTCGTTATTCGGACGGTGAAATTGATCGTGCTTTTATGCGCGAGATTCAGCGCGGATTCGAGATAGAAAAAAGAACAGAGAGTAAGAGGGTTGACCAAGCTCGCAAGGAAGCCAAACAAGAACAAGGCAAGACGCACCCAGTCCTAGGTAAGTGCGTAGCTACTATGCCGTCTCGTGAGTTCTTTAGGCTTACACAAAAATATGGACACAAGGAGGTGCACTCCAAAAAATTTCTCAAATACTACAACAAAAAATTCAGCGACCTTAGTCCCAACAAAATATAATAATGGCAAATTATCCTACAGAATCATATACAAACCTACAAGAAAGGTTTAAATCAATCGCGGGCTTGCAGTCCTTGGAAACAACTGATGCAAGCTTCTTTAGACAAGCAGTAAACAGACGCTTTAGAACAGCATATCAGCGTTATCCGTGGCCTGACTTTACGGTCGTAGGCGAATCAGTAACACTAGATGGTAGCTGCGAAAACACAATACAAACATTTAATATTTCATCTCCTCATAGTGCTGGTGGCACTACAGTAAAAGCGCTTGCTGCTGATGCAGATGTTGTATTCAGAATACATAAATCTGACCCTAAGTCCGCTCGTTATCCCGAGGAATATACTTATGTGTCATTGCTTAATGCAGGCAATCAACCTTCAGTAAGAATAATATCCCCTACAAATGTTTTTACCAATGATGCTCCTGGTGCTGTTTTTGTTACTTATAGAAAAGATGTTGAGACTATTGTCAAGGATGGTACAGGAACAACAGGATTTTATGGTGATGCTACTGGTGATACTGGTGAAATTCCATTTAGATTATTTGAGTATATGGCATTCGGAGCTTATGCTGACTTCCTGCGTGGAGATGGACAAACAGAGAAGGCACAAGTAGAGGATCAAAACGCTGAGATGATACTACGTCAGGAGATTGATATAGTAAGAAATCAAAGCCGTCAGTTCCGTCACGACATCCTTCAGTACCGTCCTCAGACCCAGTTCCGCCGTCACAACTTACAAGCTGGTGGTACTCCATTGAATCAGACTGAAACAATGCTGAACAACAACGTTCAGTAATTAAAATATGCCTTCTGACGTTAGCCTTGTTGATGTCCGTAAATCTTTCCAAGCTGTTGCTGGCTTGGAGAGTATGACGGAGATGGACAACTTTTTCTTTCAGCAGTCCCTTAACAGGGCTGTACAGAGAGCTTATGACCAATCACCATCCTGGCCTAGATACTTGGTTGTAAGTGAAGAAAGAGATATTAATGCTTACGTATTATCAGGAGCATCCGCTAGTACAAGTACAAGTGTAAACCAGAACTATAAATTAGTTGGCTCCAATGATGGCAATGTTGGTAAGTTAGGGACTAACATATACCAAGGTGTAACTACTAATACGGTTATAATATATAAGAACTCCAGTAATGCCTGGGTTGTAGAAACTGGGGCTGCGGTTGCTATACAAGGCGATGGGAACTACAGGGTAACCGCTGGCACAACTCAGTTTACTGAAGCTGATACAATTAAGAAAGATGTGCTTGAAGAGGTAGAAGTATGGACACCTAGGGCTGGTTCAGACATTCTTTTGATAGAACCTAAAAACTTAATACCTTATGCTGAAACAGGAAGGAATGATATTGGTGAGTTCATACGTATTCACCGGAATCAATCTTTCTTAAATAAATCATCATTGGAGTACGAGTTCTTTGTTGATTCAAGTGGAGCGAATATATTAAATATAACTTCATCTACTGACAATGAGGCGTACATAACTTACAAAAAGAAATACACATCAAGTTTTACTGAAACAAGTACTGATGTACCAGCTGAGTTCTTTGATTACATACTTTATACAGTTCTTTCTGATTTTTATACTGGTGATGGTCAGACAGAGAAGGCTATAATAGCTGAACAAACCGCAACAAGAATGCTGGATAGGGAGTTATTCAAACTTGATACTTTGTCCAACAGGAACTCAATAACCAAACGATTCTCAACTTACGTAAATCGCCAGAGTCGTTGACACTCAAGATAAAATATACATATGCCTAATTCAAGAGCAACTAACCTTTATCCGAAGCCAACGCCTGGTGTAGGTGATCGACAAGTAACAACCAACAGCAGTTCTGGTGATTTATTTGGAACAGGTGGAACAACAGTAGCAGCAGGTAATTCCGCTGCATTTAATTCACTTACAAGATACATAGTACTGGACGTACAAGTAGCAGATGTTCGAGTAACATTTGATGGCGTAGCGCCTACTACTTCAGTTGGCCACATACTGTTCGCTGGTCGTTCCTATACGTTCGCCAAAGAAGCGGCGCTTGCTATGTTGATTATTAACGACACCAGCACTAACGCTACTATTCACGCATCTGAGTTCACGGACTAATGTCATCAGAACTTCTAGGTTCCGCTGAGAACGCGCTCAAGGGCAACCTCGGTGGTGCTTGGGACATTCTTAGTGGCTACGCGGATGCTTATACTGATCTAGGTATAGGTAAGAAGTTCGGTGGAGCAGCAGCAGCGTATTCCCTTCGGGACGTAGGAGCTATGAACGGACCAGTTGTCCGTGTACGTAGGGACAGTGATAACAGTGAGCAGGACTTCTCAGCCCTAGCAGTTCCTTTTATTCCTGAGTGGTGCAACCGCCAGGCAATAAAGCCACTGGATATTCGTGAGCTAGAAGATGATGGTCGTACTGGTGATTTTCTTGAAGCCAAGGCAGCTTACTCCTTGCGTAGCCTAGGAGATCGTCAGGCTACTGTAGCAGCGACTGGAGATACAGTTACTGCTGCAAATGGCAAGTACGTTGTACAGGTTCGTCGTTCATCTGATGATACCATTAAGTCCTTCACGGCTGATGAGGTAACCAATGGTACTCTTGAAAGTTTTGTAAATGAAGATGTAACTATATATCAATCAGATTTTTCAGCAGGAGTAAATGGATTTACCCAAACAAGCACTACAACCTTAACAGGTAATCAAGATGGGGTAAGCGATGAAGCTGGAACAACTAAGGATAATGTATTAAAAGCAGTCAAAGCATCAGATGCCCAAGGTTATATTCAAAGAGACCAAGGTGTTGTTGCTGGGTTAACTTATACTGTATCTGGTACATTTTTTGCACCAACATCAAACACTTCTGTTGATGGAATAATGATTAAGGACGGATTATCTGGTTCTGCACTTTCTGATTTTCCAAGCGGTTATTTAGTTTCAAGTGGAGTATGGACTGACTTTTCTTTTTCTTATACAGCAACAGCAAGTGGCAATCAAAGAATTAATTTTGGTATTAGTTCTTTAGCAAGTAACCCAACTGCATCATCTACTGGCTCAACTGGAGATGTAGTTTATATATCTGATTTAAAATTCGTTGAGACTACATCTAACGGCTTCGTCCGTACTTGGTACGACCAAAGTTTAGAGGGACAACTTTCCACTGTGGCAAACAATAATCACGCTGTACAGGCCACTGCTGCTAACCAGCCAACCATTGTTAGTAATGGTTCTTTGGTAGCTGATCAAGGAATTGATTTTGATGATTCCTCTGAGCATTTTTTAGTTGCTACTTCTGTTTCTGGTATGGAAGCAAAACTTTCAGTTTTTTCAGCAAGTGCAAGAGATTCAACAGGTCATACTGCATCATTATCAAGTAGTTCTAATGGATCAAAATATTTTGCAATTCAAGAAGGTGGTTCTAATTCTACGCTTAACACAAGAAACACAACAAGTGTAACTGCCTCTCCTTCAGTTAGTGGTAATACTAGACTAACTTTTGGTCTTACTACTGGAGATACTGTAACTAGTGCAGGTGCATTAGGCGGTGCTTTAACTACCGATACTACGGACTACGGAGATGCTTTTGGTTCAGGGGACTTGGATCAAATAGTAATAGGAACTTTGAGAACTGTTAGCCCATCTGCTACTCATTTCTTTGAAGGACGCATTCAAGAAATACTTGTGTATGCTAGTTCAGCTAGTGGTGACCAAACAGCTAACCGAGGCGCACTTGAAGCCAATATAGCTGTTCATTATGGTATTACCGCAATACCAACTGCTGCTGATCCACCAACAGTAAACGGATTCGTTGAGACTTGGTATGACCAATCAGGTAATGGTAATGATGCAGTACAGGCTACTGCTGGTAGTCAGCCAATTATTGTTAGTTCTGGAGTTCTGCAAGATGGGATTAAATTTGCTGCAAATGACGATGGTTCAAGTGCAGATATTTTACAAGTTGCCACAAGATTAGGTACAACTACTGATCACTTCGTAACTACAGTAATTAGTAAATACCAAACAGCTTCAACAGTTTTTGGTGGTATTATTACCACAAGAAAAAGTAGTTCTGGATTTGCTTATGGAATATCTGGTTCGTCAAAGGCTCAATCATTTTTTTATGCAAGTAGTGGAAACGCTAACTCTAGTGCAACGGCTGCATTAGCAAACGATTGTCCAAGAACCTTACTTTCATTTGATAAGGATGGAGATACACTTACTGGATTTACTAATGGTGCGACCAATGGCATTTCTATTAGTCAAGGTTTTGATACTCCAAGTACAACACTAACAAACATTGGAGTATCTGGATCTGTGGATTCACCTTCTAGCACTGGACTGCAATGCAATATTGATGAGCTGATTGTATATGAAACTGACCAAGCAGCCAACCAGAGTAACATTGAATCCAATATTGCCAATCATTACGGCATAACCCTATCCTAAATATGCTGTACTTAATTTACACAACTGAAGAGGATGCTAACGCAAGGGCTGACCAAGAAGGTAAGTTACTTAATTTTGATTATTGGCGTAAAGATAACGGCAAGGGTACACGCTGGCTTACAGCACCAGCACCTACACTAGAGGGCAACTACGCTTTGAACGTTACTAACTACGAACTATCGGACGTTGAAAAAACGGAAGCAGTACCATCCTATAACCCTGTACCAACTGAGGACGAATAATGGAAGAACACATCATAGCACAAGGTCAAATATGGGGGTTAGTCCTCCTAGCCGAATTGACTGCATTCAATATGGCTGACGTAAGTGCTATGGCTCAAGCCATTGCTTATCTTTGCGGTGGTCTAGCTTCATTAGCTACAGCTTATTATTATATATTCAGAAAAAAATGACTACTGAACTTATAGCTATGCTTGGAGGCGGGGCCTCTGGGTTTATTTTTAAACTAATTGGCACATTAGTTACTGCTCAACAGAAGAATGTAACTAGCTTAATTAAAACACAGAAGGCATCAGATGAAAGTGCTGACGCTGCAGCAAAGCGCGGAGGAGATGGTGGTGCTTGGGTTCGTAGAGTAATAGTAGTAACTGTGCTGTTCGGTGTAATCGTAGCGCCATTTATCCTAGCTCATAGCGATGAAGGAGTAACAGTAGCAAAGGAGTACAACTGGTTATGGTTATTCAAGGGCACATCTTTCCAAACACTTCACGGTTATGTTATATTGCCAGAGATAAGACAAACAGTTCTAGCCATAGTTGGCTTCTACTTTGGATCATCATCAGTAAAATAATATGATTAAGTGCAGTATATGTAAAAAACCCAAAACAGTTTGTTATCTCTGTTACCCCTTGCAATGGATTACAAAAACGCTAAACAAAAACTCTCTGAACTCCGCGATTCTATTGATGAAGTCCTGGGCGCAAAAGGTGAAGTCCCTAGTCTCGAAGATGCTGAAGAAGCTCTCGAAGTGGCTAGAGAAGATGCTCAACGCGCTAAAAAATCTCTTTTAAAAAGAGTAAAGGATTTACCTGTAGTTGACAAGATAAGTCAGCTAGGAGCTGCTGGTACGGTTGCTGTAAGTACAGCTGCTGTAACGCAGACAAACATAGCTGTTGACCAGACTGAAGTATTTGTAGCAAGCGTAGCCAATGACGTTGTAGAGGAGCGCTTGGGGTTCCCTGCATTCGTTGAGAACTTCGTGAACTTTGATGCAGTAAACGTATGGGGCCAAGGAGTAATGCAAGCCAAAGTAGCTGAGGTTAAGGCTGAGGTAGCTAAGGCTGAAGCCAAGGTAGCACCTGCTGAACCCAAATCAGAAAGCCCCAAGGAATCCTCTGCTCAAGAAAATAAGTCCCAGAACAAAGCTGCTCAAAGCGCCCAAGAAAATAAGTCCAACGAAAAAGGGACACAGAAAGCTGAAGAAACTAAACAAGGTAAAGAAGAGGCTCAGGGGGAAGAGGCAAAGGAAAGTACTCAAGAAAAAAGTAATTCAAGTGATGAATCCAAAGAGGAGGCAAGTAAAAGGAGTACAGAACAAGAAACAAAACAGGGAGCAAAACAGGGAGCAAGGCAGACGACAAGACAATCTCAACAAACTAAACCTAGTAACACAGCAAATTCAGCGCCAAGTCAAGAAGTTTTGCAAATTGATCCGGACATAGTACAAGTATCACCAGAGGGACCAGGAGAACGATAAGTATGATTGAATACATTATAACTAATTATAAAGACAATCTTTTAGGTATGTTATTTGCCTATGTTGGTATAATCTCTATAGTGCTGATGTTTTTGCCAAAGAACAAATTCATCTTTCGTATGTTCAAGGAATTAGCCTCAATATGTACCTCCATCTTCAAAAAGTAAAATATCTGTTAGCTACTGTCCTTACAGCTTACATAGCTTGGGGCGCAATACAACTGAACAGCGTTGTCTACGATTTAATAGTAAATATTGATGATACTAATGTTGTACAGGACTTCAATCCACAGGGTGGGCTTACTTACTACGAGCCACTGGTTTTTACTACAACTACTGCTGGGGACTTTGAGTTCAATAATTATTCCAGTAAACTAACTAATGGAGTAACGGATACTTCATTATTAATCTACGATAACTTGGATGCTAATTTGATCATTGATGAACCCTGGGCGTTCAATGACGGAGCAGGAATAGGTTTTGGCGGTGGTCAAGAAAATACTTTTCAGTCCTTTGAGAGGGAGAGCCAAGCATTCCAAGGGACAATAACACTAGCCGGTGATAGTACTTATACTGCTGTGTTTGCATCCTTTACGCCTAATACAATGGGAACAATGGCAGTTCGTGTAAATGCACCAGGACAAGTCATATCAACACAATTTACAGCACCCATCCCAGAGATGAGTGACACAGGATTAATCATAGCATTAATCATCGGAGGATTTGTAGCATTCTGCTACTTCAAGGTAAGAAGTGAACTATAACAAGGAGGTTATTATGCCAATGGGAAAAGGAACATATGGAAGTAAAGTAGGTCGTCCTTCAAAGGCTGCTAAGGCTAAGGGTATGAAGAAAATGGCTAAGAAGATGCCTAAGCGCAAGAAGTAATGCCATTCAGTAAATATAGTCCAAAACAAAAGAAGTTAGCTAGGGTAGCACCTCCTCGTAATAAAATTACAGGTGCGGACTTCAAGAAACTAAAAAGCCGAAATGCATCGAAAAATACTAACAGTCGCAAGAAAGCTTGAACAGGCCTCCAAGGCTCACGCAGGTCAAGCGAAGGTACTTAAATCAATCGTAAAAAATGCCAAAAAAAGCAAAAAGCGGGGGTAAGATATGCCCCGAAGGTAAGGCTTGGGCTAGGCGTACGTTTGATACGTACCCAAGTGCGTACGCTAATATGGCTGCTTCTAAGTACTGCAAGGATCCTAACTACGGCAAGAAGTCCAAGGGCGGTAAACGCAAGGGTAAATAATGGGACAACTAAAACAATGGCGGGAACAGAACTGGGTACGTATTGGAACTGATGGAAGCATCAAAGGACCTTGCGGAACGTCTAAGAACAAGAAGAACCCTGACCGGTGCTTGCCTAAAAGAAAGGCTCTTAGTCTATCGAAGGCAGAAAGAGCAGCAACTGCTAGGAAGAAAAAGCAATCCAAGAAAACAGTCGTTGCCAATACACCTAAAGCAAAAGTAAGGAGCTAGTAATGGTAGGAGATATATTAGGTTTCGTAGAACAAGTAGGGATACCAATTACATCTGCTTTAGCGGTTGGTTGGTTTCTTTTTATTATTTTAAAATTTATACTAAAACAAGTATCAGATAGAATTAGCGGATTGTCTAGCGCACTTATGAGCCTAGAAAATAAAGTAGATACTATGAACAACGACATAATTAAGATTGATGCACATTTTTCTTGTGCCTTTAATTGTGAGCCAAACCTTGAAAGGATTGCTGCAAGCGAAGGTAAGGAAGATTGCAGGGATGACTAATGAGCGGGTACGAATTTCAACATTGGGCAGATATGATAGCCAAGTTTGGCTTCTCATTGATTGCATTAACAGGTCTAGGTTTCTTTGTCTGGCACATATGGAAGTGGGTTACAAATACAGTGAACCCAGCCCTTGGAAACTGCGGTGGTTCTCTTGGTAAATTGAAGAAACAAATACAAGCATTGGATAATGATATGATCCGTCTTAATATGAAATTAAAGATACTTATACAGGAGAGGCATATTACTGATAAGCACAGAGGTATTGATGAGAAAAGAACACAAAAGTAAAGCAGGTGGACTTACCGCAGCCGGTCGTGCTTATTTCAAGCGCAAAGAGGGTGCTAACTTAAAGCCACCGGTAACGGAGAAAAACCCCAAGGGCAAACAGTTAGCTCGTAAGAAATCCTTCTGCGC